CTTAAAGATGTTCTTCAGGACTGGAACAGAAGCGTTGATAAGCCAGGACTTACTGACGGACAGATCTACGGAAATCTTAGAACACTTATTAAGACTAGAATTCTGGGGGCAAACAATCAGATCATGAGAAAGGTCACACAAGAACCTTCTGGTTCTTCTCAGGTGGACTATGATGCAATCGACAAGACGATCAATAAAATTCTAACCGGAACTACCGATAGAATCTACAGACCAGCAGTAAAAGCACCCGAAAAAGGAGAAAAGAGCTGGTATGACGAGATTCCTAAAATGGAAGATTAATTACTAGGGAAATTTCCCGAAACCAAATCCGCACTAAATGGTATAATACATTAAGTGCGGATTTATTATTTACACTAAACTTATAAATGGCAGACTACGTAAAAAATGCAGACCTGATGAGGGCAATCATGGAATCCAAAGAAAAGGGGGTACTAACTCCTGAGACCATCGCTATGTTCTATCTGATGATCAATGGAATATCTAAGAAGATGGCATACAAAGACCCAGAAGACAAAGCCGATTGCATGGCCTTTGCGATGGAGGATCTCTGTAAATACTGGAACAGATTCGACCCAGCAAAATCGAATAACCCTTTTGCCTACTACACACAGATTGCTAAAAATGGATTTGCTAAGGGATGGAAAAAGATCCATCCTCCAAAGGCTCCTAAGACTATTCCTTTCTCCCACATCACCGGAGAGGAAAATTCTTACAACGTTTAACCTCTATGTCGATTAAGAAAGTAAAGCCTAATGGAAACTATAGGTCTGGACTTTACTCCCCTGTTAATCCAGACAAATACATTGGGGATATACATAAGATAGTTTATCGATCTTCCTGGGAATTTAGATTCTGCAAATACTGCGACTCAAACCCAAACATTCTAAAGTGGTCTTCTGAGCCACTTCAGATCCCTTACTATAATCCTCTAGATAAAAAAGAACACATCTACAACGTGGACTTCTACATTAGAGTTCTTAGAGACGATGGAACAGAAGGAGATTGGATCATAGAAATTAAACCAGAATCCCAACACAGAAAGCCAGTTTTAACCCAGCCCGAGACCCTGTCTAAGCTCAAAGCCTACAACCAGCACATGCAGCTCTGGATCACCAACCAGGCCAAATTTAAAGCTGCCAGAGAATGGGCTTCCAAGAGAGACTACACGTTCGGGATTATCGACGAGAATTTCCTATTTAAAAGTCCTTAATTCGCATGGAATTTAGAGAACAAATTATTCAATACAGAAAAGAAGCACCTTCAGTTGCTTCTCTAGCAACCAAGACCGACCTCTATTTTCTGGATAAATATGGATCTGGTGGTCCGGGTGGATCCCTAAAGTTTACTGGAACGATGATTCCTGGCAACGTCTACTTCTTCAACTATGATACAGACACTGAGCTCAGCCAGAAGGTTCAATACATCAACAGGAACCCCCTGATCCTTTATATCTCTTCCGAGAGAATAGGGAAAGATGTAATCATTAAGTCCATCGACTTAACGTTGACCCCTCCTGAGCAAAGACTGGAGATCCTACAGAACTTCTGGGATAAATTTCAACCCACAGTGGAGGCCAATCAGAAGAGAGTTGCTAAAGGGGAAACCCCAGAAGAGGTCAGACTGACCTCTAAAGACCTTCCTTTTTTATTTAAAGACACCGGGTATTCTGCTTCTTTTACTGGATTCAAGTTCCAGTTTATGAAGAATGTCAAGTGGATAGACTACACCGACTGGTGCAAACTTCCCTTTCTTAAATATACATCTGTACAGGGGCTTCCGGTCAATGAGATATATACTAACTATAGGTCGAAATTAAAACAGTAGTTCGGTCTATAACTTAAAGACGATAATCATAAATGGCAGGTTTTACAGATAATCCACAGGGCAGTCCCATCTTCCAGAGAATTCGAGATTCTGTCAAGAATCTGAGCAACTTTGGACTGAACTACGGGGACATGGTGGTTAAAAATTCCCAAGCAGTAGGTCAAACCGAAGCTGCTTTCCTAAAGAGGGGAATGATCGAGGACGAGACCATGCTTTATGCCTTGGCCAGACAAGATACAACCTCTAAGCAGTATGTGTCTTATTTTGATAAAGACTACAAAGGGAAAAGAGACTACCTAAGAAAATTTTCACTTAATCCAGAGATTGAATTTATACTAGACACAGTCAACGATGAAGCAATTTCCTATGACACCCATAATTTCTTTGCCTATCCAGCTTTCTTGAATCTTACCGGACTAAAAGATAAAGTTGTTGACAAGCTAAACGACAACTATAAGAAAATCTACGACATGTTCGGATTCACTGATGACATTACTGCCTGGCAGTATTTCCGTCAGTTTCTAGTTGATGGATATGTTGCTTTTGAGATTATCTACGACGATAAGGGAAAGAACGTCATTGGCTTTAAAGAGCTAGATGCTATGACTCTGATGCCTTCTGTGGAAAAGCAGATGGACGGAACCTACTTAAACGTCTGGTGGCAGTATTTTAAGGATCCTAGAAAGAAGAGAATGCTCTATGACTCGCAGATCATCTATATTTCCTACGCAAAAGGAAATACAGTTTCTAGAGTCAGCTATACAGAAAGACTGATTAGACCCTATAATATCCTTAGAATTATCGAATACACGAGGGTTATCTGGTCTGTGATGAATGCTTCATTCAGAATGAAGATGACGGTTCCAATCGGAACTAGATCTCAACAGAAGGGGATGCAGACTCTAGGGGAACTAATGAGCATCTATAAAGAGGACGTTTCCCTGAACGACCAGAGTGGAGAACTCTTCGTGAACGGATCACCTAAGGTGCAGTTCTTTAAGAACTATCTGATGCCTTCCGGAGTAAATGGAACACCAACCATCGAACCTCTAAACAATGTAGGACCTAACTTAAACGATCCTGCTCCTCTTGCATACTTCTTCGATAAGCTGATCAACGAATCCAAGGTTCCAAATTCTAGATTTACCGGCCCAGACGGGGGAACAATGGGAAAATATGCAAATGCAGCCGAAGGACTCGATAAGCAAGAAATTAGATTTGCCAAGTTCATCAATAGACTGAGAACAGCCTTCCAGGACATTCTAGTTAAGCCTCTCTGGATCCAGATGTGTAAGGATTTTCCTGAGCTGGAGAAAGACTACATGTTTAAGTCCCAGCTGGGATTAGACTTCGTTTCGGATAACCCATTCAAGAGAAATCAAGAGATGGAGATTATACTAAAGAAGAAAGAAGCGGTAGATAAGCTAATCGCGCTAACCGACGACACCGGAGGAGGATTCTTCTCGGTTCCTTATTTAGTAGAAAACTATCTTGGCCTAACTGCAGACGACATCAAGGCAAACGCAGAAGCGGTTAAAAAGGCAGAAGAGAAGAAGAAAAAAGAGGGAAAAGAGGGAGAAGCACCAGCAGAAGGAGCAGCACCAGCAGCTCCGGCGGCACCAGCAGCACCAGCTCCAGCACCAGCAACCTAAGATAAAGAGAAGAAATGGCAGGTTTTTTAGACGCAAATCCACAGAATAGGTTCCTAACCCAGGTATACAAGAATTTAAGTAGAATCGGTAAGTTTGGGATGCAGTACGAAGACATGGTCATTCGTAATTCTCAAGCAATCGGGGAGACTGAATCCCAGATGTTTACCGAAGAGGGAACAGGATTCACCAACGATAGTGCTTTTTACTGGACTCTGGGATACCAGGACACCAGAATCAGAAAGTATATTGCCTACTTCGACAAGGACTACCTTGGCAAGAGGGACTTTCTTAGAAAATTCTCCCTGAACGGAGAGATTGATTTCATTCTGGAGACTATCACAGATGAAGCAATCAACTACGATGATAAGAATTTCTTTGCTTATCCAGCTTTAAATAACATAGATTTAAAAGACAAGATTTTAGATAAGGTTCAAGAGAACTTTAAGACGATCTATATGCTATATGCCTTCCAGCAGAACAACCTTGCTTGGCAGCTATTTAAGCAATTCTTGATCGACGGATTTCTAGCATTTGAAATTGTATATTCAACCGACGGAAAGAAGATAGTTGGATTTAAAGAACTTGACCCGACATCGCTTCAGCCCTCCACAGAGAAAGCACCGGACGGATCTTTTGAACAAATTTGGATCCAGTATCCTAAAGATAATCAGCTCTCTAGGAAGCTGAAGTCTGAACAGATCATCTATATCTCCTACGCTAAGGGAAATACAATTTCCAGGGTTAGTTATGTTGAAAGACTGATTAGATCTTATAATATCCTGAGAGTAATGGAGAACACAAGGGTCATCTGGAACGTGATGAACGCTTCATATAGACTTAAGTTTGTCATCCCGGTTGGATCGCAGTCTCAGCAGAAAGCGATGCAGACGTTGGGCCAGCTAATGTCTTCCTATAAAGAAGAAGTTTCTATCAACGACACTTCAGGAGAACTTCTAGTGAACGGAACACCTAAGATTCAGTTCTACAAGAATTACTTATTCCCTGAAAAAGATGGGGTTTCCCCTCAGATTGATGTGCTAAATGCCAACGGTCCAGACTTTAACGTCATGGAAAATGTCATCTACTTCTACAATAAATTAAAATTAGACTCTAAGATTCCTTATGCTAGATTTGCTGGCAGAGGAGCAGCTCCTGCCAACTATCAGATCTCAATAGACCAGTTGGAAAGAGACGAGATCAGATTTGAAAAGTTCTTGATTAGACTTAGATCTATCTTCCAGGAAATAGTAGTTAAACCTCTGTACATTCAGATGTGCCTAGATTTTCCTGAGCTTTCTAAAGACCGTAAATTTAAAGCAGATTTGGGTCTAGAATACTACAGCGAAAATCAGTTCCAGAAGCTACTAGATCTTGCCCATTTAACTAAGGCGACCGACTTTATCACTTCCGTTGGGGAGATTAAGATGAAAGTCGGGGAAGAAGAAAAACCCTATTTCGACAAGGATTTCTTGATCAGAAGATTCCTTCCTCTCACCAAAGATGAGTTCGATAAGAACAAGGTGTTCAAGGAGAAAGAATCCGAGGAAGCAGAGAAGGCCAAGAAAGAAGGCGGGGGAGAAGCAGCAGCAGGGGAATCATTCACCCTTTAATTGAGACCGTATATTCATGTAAGATATCCTCTACATGAAAAAAGAACTCAGAGTCCTACTAGCCGTCGAGTCCCTAACTGGGAACGGATCACAGAAAGAAAAACAAAAATTAATTTCCGATAATTTATCGGAAGAGATGCTCTACATTCTAGACGTCTGCTTTAATCCCTTTATCACGACAAAGCTTCATAAATTGGAGATGTCTAATGAGATCATCGAGGAGGAATTTCCTGGATTTGAAACTTTTAAGGATTTAATAGAGGATCTAAAAAAAGCTCCTGCAGCAAACGACGCCCTCCGGGCTAGAGCAAATCACCTCATCAACTGCACAATTAAGGAGGAAGACCTTGCAGAAGACATCAACCTTAGGGTTATTTTGATGAAGATCCTCACCAAGAGGATGAACATCGGAATCGGAGCCAAGCTAATCAACAAGGCGATAGGGAGAGAGTTAATTCCTGATCCTTCTTTAATGCTGGCTTCGGACGACCAGAAGGAGATAGTAGGATGGGATAAGATCTACTGTGAGGAGAAGTACGACGGGGTCCGTGTGATAGCTAAAGGGAACATGAATGGATTTCAATTCTACACGAGGGCTTTCAACGAGCTGGACAAGGCTAAGCTGTCAGGGATAGAGTCCGATCTAATTAAAGTTCTTCATAATTCAGAGACTACCCACGACGTCTTCTTCGACGGAGAGCTCACCGATCTAAATCGAAAATCTGTTTCCGGAAAGGTCACCCAGATTCTAAAGGGAACTGCTTCTGACGACATCGACAAGGGATTTATCTTTAACGTCTTTGATGTTGAAAAGTCAGAGGTTCTAGAGTCTGGAAAGGGGAGTATCCCCTATCTCAAGAGGAGACAGGACTTAGAATCTCTTCTTGAATTTCTCCCCCCGAGCAGCTCGATTAAGCTCGCCCGCCAGTGGGTGGCAGACACGATGGGAGAAGTTCACGGAATCTACGATCAGATAATTTCTCTGGGCGGAGAAGGTGTTATCCTCAAGTGTGCAGACCACGTCTACGAGTGCAAGAGAAGCAGAAATTGGGTGAAGTTAAAGCAGATCCAGGACTGTGATCTTGAGGTAGTTGGATGGTACCCTGGAGAGGGCAAGAGAGAAGGCTACATTGGAGGGTTAATCTGCACAGACGCAAGCAGAACTCTGGAAGTTAGAATTGGATCTGGATTTACTGATGCAGATCTAAAGTCTCTGAGTCAGAACGCGGACGATCT